AACTACATGATATTCAACGAAATTTTTGTATGGCAATAAGAACATTTAAGAATTATTGGCGACCTAGCCATTATCATCGCTTTGATGAAGACCATTTTAACAGTATATTTAGGAAAAAATCTAAAAAAAGTAACGTTAACCAGTGCGAACAATCGAAGAAGACATCATATCTTGGTCAAAAGATTTCTTAGAACTGCCAAATAAAGAATTAGGAGACAAGCCTGTATGTCCCTATGCTAAACAAGCAAGGATATCTGGGCAAGTTAACATAGTTGTAGAAGAGTCTGGCGAAAAATTACTAGAAACAGTTGTTAACCAGTGTAATAACTTTAAACAATCTGGTAAAAAGATATGCATAGTAGCATGTCCAGACTTAGAAACAACAGCAGATGAACTAGATAACTATGTTCATGCACTCAATCACATATTTGTGCCACAAGATATATACATGATGGCATCACACCCAGGCAATGATCTTGAACCTGTAGAGTTTTTAGAGAATACAGACTGGGAATCAGACAACGAGTTTCTCATGGTTTTAATACAACCATTTGAAGAGTTAGAAAAAGCAAGTTCTAACTTAAATAAAATAGGATTCTATAAGACTTGGCCACAAGACTACTATGAATCCACAGTAAACAAACGTAAAACTTATAGGAGACTATTATGCGAGGAATGAAAAAAACTGCAAAAAACAAAAAAAACATGAAAAAAAATAAAAAGAAAAATAATAAAAAAACTAAGTAGCTTGATAGGAGTGCCCCATGGCAGATAAAAAAATAGGCAGAAATGTTGCTGCAAATAAAAAAATAAAACCAGGAAAAGGTGTAGGACGTAATACCGTAAAAGGTAGAAGCATTGGTGCTGCTATACTAACTATACTTTCTGCACCATCAGGATTTAAAATAGGACAGAATACTAAAAAAGAGTTGCGTAAAGCAATGTCATCTGGACCTAAAAAGAAAAGATCCAAAGCTAAGATTGATAGAGAGACAGCACCTTTTAAAAGAAAACAAAAAAATATAGAAGCTAACAAACAAGTTAGATCTATAAAAGAATCTAAAGCTGCTACTAGAGAAGGACAACGAGGTAAAGTTGGACCTAAAAGAAATGTAGTGAAAGATAAAAAAGGCAGTGCTGTTAGAGATAAATCTGGTAAGGCTATAAAATTTGGTAAAGGCACAGCAGCTTACAAAAGAATGATGGAGAAAAGAGGTAATAGATAATGGCTGAGAAACCAATATTTACTACACCTGGTGGTAAAAAAATTATGACTCTTAGTGCAGCTAAAGCTTACTATGAGTCTAAAAGAAATCCCTCTAAAAAAGGAGCAAAAACTTTTACTCAATTTATTAACGAGATGAAATCTAAAAATAAAGTAAAACTACCTAAATTTCCTAAAAGAAAAAATAAACCTAAATTACCTGGTAGAAAAAGTAAAGCTTTTAGCTTTAGAGAAAGACAAGCAGAAATAGCGATGGAAAAAGAAAAACAAAAAAATAAATCTAAACGAAGAAAAGCTCCCAGAAGTAAAGTTAAACTTTAGTAAAAATAATATGTCATCATTTGCAGAACTAGCAGAACTACTCAATAAAAAATCTAAGGAGCAAGCCCATGCGATTAGATCAAAGTCTACCCAAAGAAGAAAAAAAATCAAGAAAGAAAATAGACCTAGTGTGTAAAAATTGTGAACATAGTTGCCACTGCAGTAACGGAGGACAATGTTCTGTTTGTGCATGTACAAACTGTGAACATAATCCACTAGATGATTTTCATTATAGGTTAAACAATGGCAAAGAAGAAATCAAAAAGTAAAAAAGGAAAAGCTGTACCCACTAACCCTGCACTCTATGCAAGAGTAAAGGCAGAGGCGAAGCGTAAGTTTAAAGTATACCCATCTGCTTATGCTAATGGCTGGTTAGTCAGAACGTATAAAAAAAGAGGTGGCGGATATAGGACTGCATAATGGCCAAACCACAAGGAGGATTAACAGCCTGGTTTGGTAAAGGATCCAAAGGAGATTGGGTTGATATAGGTGCTCCTAAGAAAAAAGGAAAGTTTCAAGCATGTGGACGTAAGTCTGCTAAAAGCTCAAAAAGAAAGTATCCTAAATGTGTTCCAAGATCTAAAGCAAAATCTATGACAGCATCTCAGATCAAAAGTGCTGTATCTAGAAAAAGATCTAAAGCACAAGGTGTAGGAGGCAAACCTACAAATGTTAAAACAATATTAAAGAAAAAAACAAGTGGTCGCAAGAGTAGAAACAATAAGAAAAAAAATTAAACAAGGAAAAAAGCTAGGGTTCTCTGAAAGAGCCAGAGCAGTTAATAAAGGACTACTACCAAGAAAGAAAAAAAATGAAAAATAAAAAAGCAAAAGCAAAAATAAAAAAAGTTATTAAAGGTTTAAAGGGTGCTGTAAAAGCACATACTGGCCAGCATAAAATACTAACAAGTGTATTAAAATCTAAAAATGGTAAAAAAAAGAGATCCTAAAGTAGGTACAGGTAAAAAACCAAAAGGGTCTGACCGTAGATTATACACGGATGAAAATCCAAAAGATACAGTAAGTATAAAGTTTGCTACCCCAGCTGATGCAAGAGCAACAGTTGCTAAAGTAAAAAAAATAAAAAAACCATACGCCCGTAAAATACAAATCTTAACTGTTGGTGAGCAACGTGCTAAGGTGATGGGTAAAACACAAGTAGTAAATATTTTTAAACAAGGTAAACTATCATTAAAAAGGAAACACAATGCCAAGAAGCAAACCAAACGGTAAAAAAAGATTAACAGATAAACAAATGAAGATTGCTCGTGTTGCCGAGCCTAGAAATAGAATTACAGCTGCAGATTTTACTAAGCTAAGAAAAAATAAAAATAGATCAGTTGTATAATAACTATGGCAGCAAAGCGAAAGAAAACTCCTGCCTGGCAAAGGAAAGAAGGTAAAGATCCAAAAGGTGGATTGAATAAAAAAGGAGTTGCATCTTATCGTAAAGCTAATCCTGGTAGTAAATTAAAAATGGCTGTTACTACCAAGCCAAGTAAATTAAAAAAAGGATCAAAAGCAGCTAAGAGACGTAAATCATTTTGCAAACGTATGGAAGGTATGAAGAAAAAATTAACTTCTAAAAAAGTAGCAAGAGATCCTAACTCAAGAATTAATAAAGCATTAAGAAAATGGAACTGTTAAAGGAGAAAATTATGGATAAACTAAATAAAGTTGTGGCATGGTGTAAGGATTACAAAAACTGGAGTAAGAAAGATTACATCGTAGTTGCTGCTGGTGTTATCGCTGTAATTGTTGTTATAGCTAATATAGTTTAAAATGTTATTAGATAAAAAAGATAATAAAGAACTAACAGATAAACAAAAAACATTCTTATCTGTCTTATTTTCTGAAGCAAATGGAGATCCAAGAAAGGCAGCAGAGATTGCAGGATATTCTGCAACATCCTATCCAAGAGTAGTACAAGGACTAAAAGATGAAATTATTGAAAAAGCTGAGAGCGTTTTGGCAGCTCACTCTCCTAAAGCTGCACTTAGCATTAGCGGTGCTCTTGATGACGATGGATCTATTCCTGGAGCTAATATTAGAATGGAAGCAGCAAAGCAAATCTTGGATAGAGTCGGTTTGGTTAAAAAGGAAAAGATAGATGTTAATGCAAAAGTTGCTCATGGCATATTTGTATTACCAGCCAAAGAAGCATGAGTCTAGGATTAAAAAAAAGAGTATCAAGAACCATCCCTTTTGGTTATAAAGTTAACGAAGAGGATGATAAATTATTAGAGCCAATCCAAGAGGAACTTGAAGCTATAGAACAAGCAAAGCAATATATTAAAAGTTGTTCCTATCGAGAAGTTGCTGGTTGGATGAAAAGAAAAACAGGCAGATATATATCTGCTCCAGGTTTAATGAAAGTGTTAAAACGAAGTGAATGATGTTGCACCACCTAAACCAAAAAAGAAAAAAATAGCCAAAGCAAAAAAATCAGCAAAGGCTAGTATTAGTGATATAACTAAACAAGTAAAAAAAGCAAAAGATAATTATCACAATGCACAAAAAAAATTAAAAAATAAAAAAGAAGCTATAAAAAAAGCTGATAATATATTAGATAATAAACAAAATATATTTATCGAAGAAGAGTTTGATGATGTTCCACCAAACGTAAAAGAGGCTGTAAAAGAGCAAGAGATAATATTTGAACCTAATCAAGGACCTCAAACACAATTTTTAGCAGCATCAGAGCGTGAAGTATTTTATGGTGGAGCAAGAGGTGGTGGTAAATCATATGCGATGCTTATTGATCCACTACGATATTGTGATAAACAAAAGCATAGAGCATTATTATTAAGACGTTCAATGCCTGAGTTGAGAGATTTAATTAATCATTCTCAACAATTATATCCAAAAGCTTTTCCTGGTGCTAAATGGAGAGAGCAAGAAAAAGAATGGCGATTTCCATCTGGTGCTAAAATAGAATTTGGTTATGCAGAAAATACAACAGATGCTCTTAGATATCAAGGACAGTCTTACACTTGGATAGGAATAGATGAGTTACCACAATATCCAACACCTGATATTTATAACTTTCTAAGGTCATCTCTTAGATCAGTAGATCCAGAGATACCAGTATTTATGAGAGCAACAGGTAACCCAGGAAACGTAGGATCTACTTGGGTAAAAGAAATGTTTGTAGATCCAGCAGTTCCTAATACAAAGTTTGATGTAGAGATACAAACACCAGTTGGTACTAGAAAAATAACAAGAAGATTTATACCAGCTAAGTTACAAGATAATCCATATCTGATGCAAACAGAGGATTATTATATTATGCTAGCTTCTTTGCCTGAAGTACAAAGAAAGCAGTTTCTAGATGGAGACTGGAGTGCATATGAAGATGCAGCCTTTCCAGAATTTAGTAAAGATGTTCATGTTGTAGAACCATTTGAGATACCTAGAAATTGGCATAGATTTAGATCTTGTGACTGGGGATATTCTTCACCAGCTTGTGTTCTTTGGTTTGCTATAGACTTTGATAATAATCTTTGGATATACAGAGAATTATATACAAAAAAAGTTACAGCAGATTTATTTGCACAACAAGTTTTAAATTTAGAACAAAAAGAATATATTCGATATGGAGTCTTAGACTCAAGCACTTGGGCTAGAAGAGGTGATGTTGGTCCAAGTATTGCAGAAACAATGATTACTGCAGGATGTAGATGGAG